CTGACCCTAAAGCGGTTGTTGATGCTGTAAGTAAATACGCTAAAAACAATGGTGGTCTCCCGCCTATATTCTTTGGTAAGAAAAACTAAATGCCTGTTCCTACCTATGTTGTTGAACTAAGTTTTGGTTCTAGCGGTTATATTGATGTTTCAAGTTATGCGCAAAGTGTAACTATAAATAGGGGTATTAGTAGATCACTTGAAGATTATTCTGCTGGATCGGTTTCAATAACTTTTGTAAATAATGCTCGTGTATTTGACCCCCTAAATACTTCTTCTATTCTTTGGTATTCTGCGGGCGGTTACACAATCGTTCAACCTGGTGGAAAGATTAGAGTTTCTGCTAATGGGATTAGAGTTTTCACTGGTTTTGTTCAAGACTGGGATTTTACTTATGATTCTGCTGGCCTAGATGGTAGAGCCACTGTAACCGCTTTAGATGAGATTTACAGGGTTGGTAATGCTTTCTTCACTGGTGGAACAGCAACAGTCATTGAAGGTACTTCTGACCGCATCAAGCGGGTAATGAATAACAACAGTTTTGGTGCAGCTGAATACGCTGGTGTAAATGGTAGCCAGACAATTGTTGGGTTGGATGTAAATGAGGCTGGAGATAGTGTTTTAGCTTATTTGCAACAGCTTGCTCGAACTGAGCCAGCAGACTTTTACAGTAACGCTTCAGCGGTTATGGTGATGAAGGACAGAAGTTTTACTAACTATGTTTGGACTAATAGTAACCGCCAGAATCTAGTCAAATATCCTGGAACAGCAACAGTTGCAGTTAATGGTTCAAATGGTTGGGTTTATGGTTATCAGGCTGCTTCTACTGTTGTTACGCCTTATGGTGGAACAGCAAATAAGTCTCAGATTTCTATCCCTGATCTACAAGACTTGATGAGCTATCAAGAAGTTGATTACAACAAATATAATCCTGATGGTGGTTCTACTGCTTATGTGTTCTCAGGCTTCTTCAAAGGTTCTACTGGTGCAGTTGCTATCGAAGTAGACTTCTATCTTCTAGATACTTTAGGCACTATCGCAGGAACAGCGATAAGCACTGTAACAACAAGCTCAACAGCTTGGACTCAACTCAGTGCAACTGCAACTATGACTGGTGGAAATGGTACTGCTGGCGGTGTTTTGTTTACTGTTTTTGCTAATGGAACAACATCTTCAAGCGATTTCTTTGGCAATGGTATTCAAGTTGAGCGTGGAACAGCTTGGATAAATTACTTTGATGGAACATACAATCCTTATACAAATGATGCTTCAAATGTTTATTTCAATGCTTGGGGTGGAACAGCGTATCAGTCTTCTAGTGGTATGTTGATTTCTTCGGCTTCAGCGATCTCTGCCCCAACGATTTTGACTTTTGCTGATCAAAACTCTCAGGGCGCAAGTTATGGTAATGGAACAGGTATCGCTTTCAGTGAATTGAATGTTATGTATGGGGCGGAGAACCTATACAACAAGGTGCAGGTTGCTGCTCCTAATGCTACTGCTATTGCTGAAGATAGTTCAGGGCAAACTAAGTATGGTTTGAAGACTTTTTCGCAAACAGATAATCTTACGATTTCTACTACTAAACCTGCTCAAATAGCTTCATCTTTGTTGGCTGAATATCGCCTGCCAGAATATAGGGCTAATGAGATTACTCTTCAATTAGAATCTTTGACTTCTGCACAACAAAATCTTATTTTGGCAATTGAATTGCGTGATGTTATTAGGGTTTGTTTTCAACCTTCAGCAACAGGTTCAGTTGTAGATAAGTATTATCAGGTATTGAGTATGAACTCTAATATGAACCCTGAAAGTCATACGCTAACTTTTACTTTGGCTTCTTTAGATAACTTGCCAATACGCTTGGATAGCACTCTTTTGGCTGTCTTAGATACTGATACTTTAGGCTAGTAGAATAGGGATTTAGGAGATACTTTATGACTTTGAAAACTTGGGCTATCGGTGATGTCCTTACCGCTGCCGATTTGAACACTTATGTTTCACAACAGGTTGTAGGCATTTTTGGTTCAACCGCTGTTAGAGCTACTGCGATTGCTACTGCTGTTGCAGGTCAGGTTTCTTATTTGACTGATAAAGATCGCATTGAGCATTGGGATGGCACTCAGTGGCAACCTTTGCCTAGTGCGATGGCTGTTTTCTCTGCTACCGGCCCTGCTACTGCTGTTGCTGCGGGTTCTTCAGCGCTTGTGTCTGTCGTGTTGCCTGCATCCCGATTTGGGACTATCCCGATTATTTGTGGGTTGAGTTCTACCGGTGCGATGTTCACTCCTGTTGTGAACGCTGTTACTACTGGCACTGCAACTATTGCCTTGGTCAATCAGGGTGGTGTTTCTCAGGCTGCTACTCAAACTTTGTATGGTGTCGCAATTATGATGGCTACTGGAACTGCTGCGGGATAAGGATAAAGATGTTTAGCTGTAAAACTGAAGGTTGCCCTATCAAGGGCGATGAGCATACTCCGCCTGCTGAAGGGATGCTTGTTTGTGGTTTGTGTGGTCAGGAAATGACCCCAATTGAGTGAACCTTCCAAACCTACTAATCAAACTTTGTTGTTGCAGATTGTTCGCGACATCGAGATTCTAAAAGCAAACTCAATTCAAATACTTGATGCTTCACGCGATCACGAAACAAGAATTAGAGAACTAGAGAAGCAGATAAACCGGAGTGCCTGGATTCCTGCTCTCATTACTGCTGTTGTTACTAGCGTTGCTGTTGTTTTGCTGAAGGGTGCTTTCGGGCTGTAACATCCCCTAATTTAGAATTGTCTTATGACAATCTATTTTGAACCTTTTCCTGCCAATACTCGTAACGATGAGTTCGGTAATCTTGCCCCTTATCGTAATGGCAGGCCACATCGCGGGCAAGATTGGTCACCTAAAGAAAAGTCTGCAATCAAGGCAATCACCGATGGAACTGTTTTTGTTTCGACCTGGACTGATGTTTTAGGTTGGATTGTTATTCATTCGACTAAAGATGGTTATTGGGTGCTTTACGCTCACTTAGCTGAGAAGTCTCCGCTAGTGAAGGGCGATAAGGTCGTTGGCGGTAAAACTGTTTTGGGGCTTGTTGGTGGCGGTAAGAACACTCCTTCTGGCTCAGCTTCTACCGGTGCGCACTTGCACTTGAGCATTGGTAAGGCTAACAAGGATTGGAGCAATCCAAACATTCACTTGAGCGCTTATGAAGATTTGATTGACCCGCTGAAACACATTCTAGGAAACAAGGAGTAATTATGAAGTCTGCTGGAAATGTATTGCTGAGAATTGTTGCGACTTTCGTTGCTTCTGCTCTAGCTGTTATTGGTGCGGGTTCTTTGGGTGGTGTTGCGCCTGCGACTGCTGCTGCCATTGGCGGTATTTTGGCTGTTGCTAAGGTTATTGAGCGCCTTTCATTAGCGTTTCTTGAAGATGGCAAGCTTACTCAAAATGAGATCAACGCTGCCTTCCAGCAGTCTGTCCAGTTGAAGAATGTGAAGCCTGAGCCTAAGCAGAAGTAAATGAAACTAAAGTTTCTTGCATCGCTTTTCTTTGTTCTAGCTTTCACCTTCTGGCCTTTGACTATTGCTAAGGCTGACCCTAATGGGCTAAAGGTTGAAGTTTATACTTTTGACCCTTCGGCTACCCCTGACCGCAAGGCTTATACTCTCTGCGAAACTGGCTGGACTAGCGTTGCAAACATCGATTCTGATTTTGACCATGATAATGCGGGTATTGTTGCCGGTTGCCAGGGCGATTTTGTTTTAGTTCATTATTCGGGTTACATCACTTCCCCTAGATCTGGTTTGGTTAGTTTTACTAACTGGAGTGATGACGGCTTTTACATGTCCTTTGATGATGTTCCTGTTATTGATGCTTGGACTTTGAAGGGTTGCTCGCCTACTACTGCTGTTGTTGGAATGACTGCTTATGCGAGCGTGAAGTTTGATGCTTGGTTTTATGAGTATGGTGGCGGAGCTTGTAACCGCCTGTTTTGGGGTCAGGAAGATGGGACTGTTGTTGTTCCCCCTTCAGCGTTTAGCAGCGATGTTGTTTCCCCGCCTGTTGTTGTTACGCCCAAACTAAATAAGCCTTTTCTGCTTGAAGGTGTTGTTGATGGGACTAATGTTGATCTAACCTGGTCAAGGTTCATTGAAGAGACCCCTATTGAGCGTTACGCGGTTACTTGGACTTATGGCGGGGCTGATGGTTGGGGTGTTGCCAGCGTTGCGCCTGCGATTACTATTGGCGGGTTGCCTGAAGATACTGATGTTACTTTTAGGGTTCGTGCCGATAACGATTCTTTAGGTGTTTATAGTGAATACTCTGACCCGATAACTGTTCGCACTGGTTTTGACCCTGTTGTTGAGCCGCCTATTGTTGACCCTGAGCCTACTGAGCCACCTGTTATCCCTGAGCCACCGATTGAACCTGAACCGCCTGTTATACCTGAAACCCCTGAAATAAGCCCTGTAACGCCCGTAGAGCCTGTTTTACCTGTTGAGCCTATTCCTACCCCTGAAACGCCTTTAGAGCCTGTTGATGAGCCTGTTACTTATCCTGAAGTTTTGACCCCTGAAGAGCAATATCAGGTTATGTTAGATAATTTGATGGAAAAGGCTCAGGAAGATGACATTCAAGTTCCTGAAGAGATAGCTAACATCCCTGTTTTTGGTGCTTCTATTGTTGCCTTGACTGATGCTTTGAACTTTATGGGAAATGTTGGGGCTGACATGTCCCCGCAGGTTAGAGAAACAGCGAAGAAAGAGATTGTTGCAGCAATTGTGCTAACTCAGATTAGTCAGTTTGCGACTTCTCAGGCTGTTGCTTCAGCTCAGGCTTCTGCTAGTGCGGGTGCTAGTGGATCAGGTTCAACAACAAGGAGAAAAAACTGATGAACTTTCTGAAAGATATTATCGGCCAGATTTGGACTTTACTGGGCATGCTTATTGCCTGGATAGTTTTGGAAGGCACTGCTAAAACTGTTATCGGCTACTGCATTATTGCTTCTACTGCTATCTGGGTTTTGACTTACCCGATTCGTAGAGATAAAGATTAGAGTTCTTGCTCTCGTTTTAGTTGCCTGCGCTGTTTAGGTGTTGTTCCGCCCCAAATACCATAATCTTCAGCCATGCCAACTCGAAGGCACTTATCCATAACTGGGCAACGCATACAGATTTGACGGGCAGTGTCTATCGCCATGTTATACATGTTGGTTGATTGACTAGCCCCCCTTGCAGCCCATTCTTCAGGAAAGAAAACATCAGGCACTTGCTCACATTCAACGCCACCATTATCCATAATTGCTTCATGTAGCTCGATAGTGGCCTGATCTAATCTAAAGTTGTCAGCGGTCATGTTTAGAGTATAGACATGCAAACAATCAATAAAAACAGTTATGAGATACAAGCAAAGTTTCTCGGTAATTTTGAGAACAACAGCCCTGAATGGCATGCGCTTAGAGATGAGCAAGGTGTTATTTCAGGCAGTGAGATAGGCGCAATTCTTGGCTTGTCCCCTTTCACTTCGGCAATTACTTTATGGGCGCAAAAGACCGGCAGGCTGCCTTCAAGTTTTGAACCTAATACTGCGATGCGCTTGGGTCAGCTTGTTGAGCCAGCA